TGGCATGGACCGACGACAGCGATGCCGAAGGCCTGACCGATTTCTACGGCCAGCAGCGCCGCGCCGCCCGCGAGGTGTTCATTGCCGGCGAAGTGTTCTTCCGCTTCCGTCCGCGCCGGCCCGAGGATGGGCTGGCGGTTCCCTTGCAGCTCCAGATGCTGCCGTCGGAAATGCTGCCACTGACCCGCAACGAAACCCTGGCCACTGGCAATTTAATCCGCCAGGGCATCGAGTTCGACCGCATCGGCCGCCGGGTGGCCTATTGGTTCCTGCGCCGCCATCCCGGCGATCTCACCGATCCAGGCCCCGAGCTCCGCCCGGAGGGCGGGCTGCCACAGGCACAAACTTCCGGCGAAATGGTGCGGGTGCCGGCCACCGAGATCGTCCATGTGATTGATCCGGTCGATGCCGGCCAGTTGCGCGGCGTGTCGCGCTTCGCCCCGGCCATCGTCAAGATGTTCCTGCTCGACCAGTACAAGCCTGTCCTCGGGCGGGCCCATGGCCCGACCCGTGGGATGCCGAGTTGGACCGCAAGAAGGTGGCGGCCATGTACGCGCTGTTCGTCACCACGCCCAGCCCGGGCGAGGCGTTCGACATCGCCGAGGATGGCGGTTCCGGCGACCGCGTCATGGATGTCCAGCCCGGTCAGGTGGTGATGCTGGAGCCGGGCGAGCAGATCCAGACTTCGGCGCCAGCCGATGTGGGCGGGTCGTATGAGGCCTTTCAGTACCGGACGCTGTTGCAGGTGTCGGCGGCGCTGGGGGTGCCCTACGCTTACCTGTCCAACGACATGCTGAAGGCCAACTATTCAAATTCGCGGCTGGCCCTGCTGGAGTTCCGCCGCCGCATCGATGCCTGGCAGCACGCCGTCATGGTCCATCAGCTCTGCCGGGTGGTGTGGCAGCGGTGGCTGGATGTGGCGGTGGTGGCCGGCGCGTTGGCGATCCCCGGCTACGACAAGAACCGCTCTTCCTTTATCGCCTGTTCGTGGCTGCCGCCGAAATGGGACTGGGTCGATCCGTTGAAGGACGCCCGGGCCGAGATCGAGCAAATCGATGCCGGCCTCAAGAGCCGGACCCAGGCCCTGTCCGAGCGTGGTTTCGACGCCGAGCAGGTGGATGCGGAGATCGCCGCCGACCGGGCGCGCGAGAAATCGCTGGGGTTAGTGTTCAGCAGTACCGTGTTGCCCGTCGCCGGTCAAATGGCAGATCAGGCCGCTCTTGGGTGAACCTGGGATTCGATTTGTGCTCCGATTTGATCGCGAGCGGATTCCAGATCGAAGGTGGCCTGCATGCCAATCCAAAATTCCGCCGAGGTTCCGAAATAACGGGCCAGCCGCAATGCCGTGTCGGGGGTGACGCCGCGACGGCCATTGATGATGTCGCTGATCCGCATCTGCGGCACACCGATGGCCTTGGCCAGGGCGTATTGGCTTAGGTCCAGGGCTTTCAGGAAATCCTCGCGCAGCACTTCGCCGGGGTGGGTCGGGGGGAAGTCCGCCATGGTGGCCTCCTCAGTGGTAATCGACAATTTCAACCTCAAATGCGTCGCCATCCCGCCATTCGAAACAGACCCGCCACTGGTCATTGATCCGAATGCTGTACTGACCTTCGCGGTCGCCTAACAGGGACTCCAACCGATTGCCCGGTGGTGCCCGCAAATCATTCAGATCCCTGGCGTTGTGGATCTGCGTCAGCTTGCGGTTGGCGACCTTCATGATGTCGCTCGGCACACCTTTGACGTAACGCCGCTGCCACGCGGCTTCCGCCGCCAGATTCTTGAACGACTTGATCATACCTGATGCTAACGGATATCGTTAGCTAACGCAAGGCGATAGCACTCAAGATGCATGATCTTCCCCATATGGCAGCCCGGCTGTACGGGACGCCGCTGCTGATCGCCCGCGCCAAGCTGGACGTGATTTTGTCAGCACTGGCTCCCCGGCTGGCCGGACGCATGGCCTTCCCGCTCGATGGCGATGATCCGCTGGGCGAGCCCGATATGGAAGTCACCGATGACGGGATCGCCATCATCCCGGTGGTCGGCACCCTGGTGGCGCGCTCGGGCTATCTCGGTGCCGCCAGCGGCCTGACCGCCTATTCCGACCTTGGCCACGCCATCGATGCGGCGGCCACCGATCCGGGCATCCGTGCCATCCTGCTCGATATCGATTCGCCCGGTGGTGAGGTTGGTGGGCGGTTCGATCTGGTCGACCAGATCCAGGCGGTGCGGCAGCAGTGCGGCAAACCGATCTGGGCTTGCGCCGACGAGGCGGCCCTGTCGGCAGCCTTCGCCATCGGCTGCACCGCCGACCGCCTCTACGTCACCCAGACCGGCGAGGTTGGGTCCATCGGCGTGGTGGCGGCCCATCGTGACGAATCCGGGGCCGACGCCCAGGCCGGACTGGCCTGGACCTTCATCCATGCCGGAGCCTGCAAGGTCGATGGTAATCCCCATCAGCCGTTGTCTGATACTGCCCGTACAGCCCTGCAAACTGACGTCGACGGGATATATGGCCGCTTTGTCGATCTGGTGGCCAAGTGCCGCAAGACATCCCCCGACGCCATTCGCGCCACCGAGGCCGCCGTTTATCGCGGCGATCAGGCGGTGGCTGCCGGGCTGGCCGATTGTGTCGGCACCCTGCGCCAGGCGCTCACCGATCTCGGCACCACCCTGGCCCGTCCCGCCGCCGCTATTCCCATCGTATCCCGGAAGGAAAGAATCATGTCCGAACCCACCGGCGAGATTGCCCCCGTCATGACCGCCGACATTGAACAGCGCCTGCGCGCCGAATATGCCGAAATCGGGGGTATTGCCGCCCAGGCTGCGCGGCTGGGCGTCGTCATCGACCCGGTCGAGGCCATGACCAAGGGCATCCGTCCCGAGGCCCTGCGCCGCTCGGTGCTCGAGCAATTGGCGGCGCGTTCCGATGCCACCGATCTGGTCGCTGCCGCCCCGGTGCCGGGTGCCAAGCCTGCCGCCGAGAGCCCCATCATCCGGCGTGCCCGCGAAGCCGCCGCTCGTCGCCACGGAGAATAATGATGGCCGTCCTGACCATGCAGCCCACCCTGGGCGATCTACTCAAATACGAACTTGATGCCGATTATTGCCGTGAGACGGTGACCCTCAGGGCCGGAACCGCCTATTCCCTCGGTGCGGTGCTGGGGCGGATCACTGCCACCGGCCAGTACATTCTGTCGCCCGCCGCTACCGTGGTCGGCGAAGAAGGGGCAGAAACCGCCTGCGCCGTGCTGCTGGAGGCCGCCGATGCTACGGCGGGCGACGCGGTTGCCGTTGCCGCGCTGCGCGGCCCGGTGCTGCTGGCCCAAGCCCGGCTAATATTCGACGCCTCGGTCGACCAGCCCGCCGAGATCGCTGCCAAGCTCGCCCAATTGGCCGCACTCGGCCTCGTCACTCGTCTCACCGCCTGATCCAGGGAACCAGAATCATGGTTGAAATCCTCAATCCCTTTGACGGCGGCGGCTATTCGCTGGCCGAAATGACCGAAGCCATCAACATCCTGCCCAACCTTTATACCCGACTGGGCCAGATGGGACTGTTCCGCTTCGAAGGCGTCACCCAGCGCGTCGCCATCATCGAGCAGGCCGAGGGCGTCCTCAATCTGCTGCCCACCGTTCCCTTGGGCGGCCCCGCCACCGTCGCCAACCGCGACACAAGGAGCATGCGCTCGTTCACCGTGCCGTGGATTCCCCATGACGACGTGATCACTCCCCAAGACGTCCAGGGCGTGCGCGGGTTCGGCGTCTCCGCCGCCGCCGATCCCCTGGCCACCGTCATGGAGCGCAAGCTGACCCGGATGCGAAGCAAACACGCCCAGACGCGAGAATTTATGGAGGTCAACGCCCTACGCGGCATCGTCCGCGATGGCGCGGGAAGCATGCTCTATGATTATTTCGCTGAATTCGGGCTCCAGCGCCAGTCCGTGGATTTTACGCTGGGCACGGCCGGTACCAACGTCCAAGCCAAGATCCGCGAATTGCTGCGGCTGATCGAGGTGGAGCTGAAGGGCGAGACCATGTCGTCGGTCACCGCCATGGTGGCGCCTGAGTTCTTCGACAAGCTGATCGGCCACCCCAAGGTCGAGCAGGCGTACCAGTATTATTCCACGACCGGCGCCCAGCCGCTGCGGGAAGACATGCGCCGCCGCTTCCCCTTCGCCGGGCTGGTGTTCGAGGAATACAACGCCACCGTCACCCTGGCGACGGGCAGCACCGAAACCCTGATCCCCGCCGGTGAAGGCATCGCTTTCCCGCTCGGCACCATGGACACCTTCGTTACCTATGGATCGCCTGCCAATTTGATCGAGACGGTCAACACCATGGGCCTGCCCATGTATGCCCGCCAGCTTCCCCGGATGGATGGCAGCGCCATCGACGTCAAGACCGAGGCCTCGATCCTGCCCGTCAACAAGCGGCCCCGGCTGGCCGTGCGCATCTTCTCGGGGAACTGACCCGTGAGCGCCTTCGCCCCAAATGCGTTTTCTGGTGCCATTGACGACCTGTTCGCCGATCCTAACCTTGCGGTTACCGTGTCGTACCAGGGCCGCTCCGTGCGCGCAGGCGCACAATCTATGAATGGCGGTGGAACCGCCGTCCGCGCCCTGGTGCGCCGTCCGGATCGCGACCTTCAGTTTGGCGATATCGCCATCCATGCAGCCACCTCGGTGTTCGAAATCCGGGTGAGCGAGGTGGAATCGCCGGCCGAGGGCGACACCATCGTCCTCGACGGTGAAACCTTCATCGTTCAGGGCAATCCGACCCGCGATGCCGAGCGGTTGGTGTGGAGCATCGACACGAGGCCGGGATGAATTTCTCCGCCCGCATCGACGGCGACCTCCGCCGTATCCTGGCCGACGAGTTGACCCAGGCCGAAACCGCCGTCACTGAGGGCATGCGCGATGCCGCCGAGGGCCTGAAGACGGAACTGCGCCAGCAGATTACCGCCGCCGGGCAGGGCCAACGCCTCGCCAACACCTGGCGCGCGCAAGTCTATCCCAAGGGCGGCACCAGCCTGCGC